AGTCTAAAGTCTCTATTACCAGACCTAACTCTCACCTGAGCTGTAGGTGTCTGATTAGGGTCTCTTAAGAAGATAGAACCAATAAGATCACCAAAGTCATCAGATACTAGTCTTACACCTGCTACAGTCGCTTGAGCACCGCTTGTAAGACCTCTCATCACCATTCCTGGAGGTGCAAATCCAAAGAAAGCGCCTTGTGCCTGAGCAGAAAGAGCAACTGTGTCAATATTCAGAACAGTGGATGCCTGAGAATATCCGTTGGGAAGAGTTGATGTTGGATCGTATGGATTGACAGTATATGTTGTTGTGGGTGCGTTAAATGGACCTGCTTTATGGTTTGGTGTGCAAAGTCTAAATTCAAATGATGTTCCACCACCTGTAGTGACAATAGATCCTCTTACAGTTTCTCCTGCTTGGAAAGAACCAGTTACTGATGTAACTTCCAGCAGTTTGGGAATAATGTCTACACCTGCTTGATTGTCAAAGAATGGGAAGAAATTGGTGAATGGTTTCACACCAACTGCTCTAAATTCAATGTTTCTAGAACGGCAGAATGGATCAAAGGTTTCTTCAGCAATGAAGGTGTTCTCTGATCTGATGTCATCTCTTTGTACAGTTCTACCAGTTTCTCTAGTTGTTACAGTAGCGGAACCACCAAGAGATCCTCCTCTAGTTACAGAGAAGTTAGCAGCAACTTGGTTATTGAATACGGTAATACCAATTGTATTGCGGATAACATTCTGAGTTTCTCTTGTATTAATCCAATTATCAATAGAAGGGTTGAGTCTTAATTCTCCAGTAAATGCAACAACATGGAATGGGTTGATGTTATTTACCTTTGTGGCAAACTCCTGTTGAATGTATACAACCTCCTCATACTTCAATGAAAGAAGGTTACCAGTTTTTTGAGTATTGTTAAAGTCTAAGAGTGGGAAATCAGTGCTGTAGTCAATCTGTGATACTGGAAGATCTGATTGAGCTGCAACTTGCAGAGAAGATGAGTCAAATTCTCTCATGGGACGCAATTCCCCAAGATCCTTATCAATCTCACAAGGAGAACTGGGATGCATGAAGTCAAAGGTCTTGAAGTTATCTACGAAGAAACCAGACTTAAATCTATTAAGACCTTGTGCATCTCTAATTTGCAGACTCTCGGCACTCTTCTCAAGAAGATTCAAACTTGTAACGGTTTCTAAGTTCTCGATTCTATCCGCAAGATCACCAATATCTCTCATGGTGTAGCGGCGGTTATCCTTCAGATATACCCTTGCCTCTTCAGTATCTCTAAGATATGCAGGCAGAAGGATAGTTCCCAACTCCATACCCATTCCTTGATGAACAGGTGGAACTGGTTGTCTGGATGGTTTACCTTTTAACAGGTCAAAATTACCATCAGGAAGAAGAACTATTTTGTCGATTCTGGGTAGATAGAAATCATAATCAAAGACCATTGACTCATTAGGAGTCAGGATTCTATCTGGTTGATTATCAAAGTTTCTTGCCGTATAGAAGAAAGGTGATACAGTACCAGATGCAGTATTGAATGTAGCAACTCTAGGACGGAAGTCTAATACATCATGTGCTTCAATGCGTCTAGGGCCGATCTGAGGAATATCTTTAGTATATCTTTCCTCATCGTAACTATTAACAGTGAATACATCTCCAGTGTCCCCACTAGGAATGTCATATCTGTTATAGACGATCAGCAATTGTCTGTGGGGAATATATGCTCCTCTATTTCTAACAATTCTAGAATAATCGTAGTATTGATCTCTCTGACCTTTGTCGAGTAGATAACTGCTAGTGACATCTCTATATTTACCAGGAGTTGCTGCTTGCAATACAGCAGTTGTGCTTGACTCTTCAAATGTCAGAGCTTCTAAAACAGCAAATCTATCGCTGGTCAGATATACCACGCTAATTGTATTGTTACCAGCATCAATAGAAACAACCTTAGCAATACCTTTACTAGTTGATCCGAAGATATTTTCACCGATGATAGCACTAGTAAACACATCGTCAGTAGATGTGAAAATCAGTTTGTCCGTAATTGGAGCGTTGCTATCTAAAGATTCGTAGATTGCAACAATATCAGTAGCATCAGGTACATTCAGTGAAATGTCTCTGTCCTGAACTCTCAAACCATACAGTTCGCTATGATTCAGACCATCACCAATACTAATGGCAGGATCAGTGCCTGATGATTTATTTGCGGATCTGGTAACAGCGACTTGTTGGCAACGCTTAAATTCTTTTACCTTGTTCTTGATGTTTGCCTTGATTACAGTGACATTGACTTTCATGCCTGTCTGAGAAGCATCAAGACCTGTAATGGTAAGAGCAGTGCTTGATACCGTTACTTGGTTGTCCTCAACTACCGCAATAGTCCCATTGGAGTATTGAACTTGATACCTTTCCTCATCATATGCCGCAAACGACGCATCATCAATATTTACAGATGCAATAGGTACAACTAACTGACCAAGTGAATTTGTAGATTCGTTAGTAACTTGTGCAGACAGTAAGAGGGTAGACCCAGTAAAGTCAACATTAGAAACATTCAGATCAGGAATGACTGATATCAAAGATGCATTCTCAGTGCTAGTATCTTGATTACCAATAGTAATTGGTCCTTCAAAAGTCTTAACAGTTCCCTTAAACAAGTTAGCAACTGTTGTCATTGCACCAACAGTCATGGACTGCAGGTCAGCAGCAATTGTCAATACAACATTCTGATATTGATCACCACCTTCTACAAACCTGATAACATCACCAGGACCGAATCTTTGAAAACTATCAATTCTAGGTGCAGTTACTGTTGCTGTTGCACCAGCCTTTGTGATCTTTACATTGCCAGTTCCTAATCTGGGAGGAATCCTATCATTTAATTTTTTGTTAGCAGTAAAACTGTTACCACTTTGAGCGAAGGAGAATATATCGTTAACACCAAAAGATGTTACTTTTTCTACAGTTCTAGACAGATCATCAGTCCCATTGATGAGAAGTTTTTCTCCCGGACGGAATGATCCTGATGTCTGGGTAACTTGAATAGTGCTAGAGCCAGCACCTGCTGCTACAGCAAATGCATTTGCGCCACTTTCCTCACCAACAATATATGCAGATTCAATAATTTCTGTAGCAGTTACATTATCATTTAACTTAAGGGTTGTATATGTCTGAATATCATAGAGATAGAGATCAAATTCAGTAGAAGCATCTTCATATACTCTATCTTTTGCTGCAAAGTTATAAACTTTAGCATCACCAATTTTACTACTGGTGCCTGCTACATTAGCACTACCACCACTATTAGGTCCACCCATCAGATTAATTCTGTTGGTGAAGGTGGAAATACCAGATACATTGTTTACAATGAACTTGTTTCCCATCTCAAATGGGAACGCTTTATCTTTTACTTCTTGAGTTTCTCTTGGTTTGAAGAAATCAAGAGTCGTAGGACCATCAGTTGAAACATCAAAACCATGAATATACGCCTTACCTGCACTAATTTTTAAGCAAGCAAGATCCTCATTTGGTTCATTACCATCAAATGTAGTTTGATCAGAGAAATATACACCGTCGTTACCCTGTCTATTATTGAGACATTCGGTAACATTTAGTAGAAACTTATTGACCGTGTAGTCACCAGACTCATCAAAAGTTCTTTTAGCAAGATAATCTCTAATTTTAGAGTATTCTGATTCTTTCTTAATAGAAAGAACATCTCCATTATTGACACGCATAACTTCTACGAAGTCAGTGTCATCAAAATCAGTTACAGGTTTCTTATCAAGAATAAGACTGATCTGAAGTCGATCAGCACCAGGAGCAGCAAAATTACTAAAACCTTTTGCATTATCATAGAGACTATTATCAGATTTAGCTGATACATTGCTCTCTACAACTCTAAGTCCTACTCTGAACGAAGGTTGCGAACTATATTGATCGAGAATAATTGTTTGTTTTTTTACTCTTACGAAATTACCCCTAATAAAATATACACCCTCATCAACAGAAGCAGCAGAACCAATAGTGCAAGCAGTTAGATCAATAGTAGAAGCAAAAGTGCCACCAGCATTGATAGTTGTGCCACCATAAGTAAATGTCTCCTCAGCAACTAAAACTTCAGATTCACCAAAGAAACTAAAGTCGCCAGTTGTAGCAGAGTTAATATATTTTACAAAGAAAGTATCATAATCAGTATCAGATTGAGATGCGCTGATATAGTTAATAACCTTAGCGGTCACTCCAGAGGATTGACCCTTTATCCTTTTGCCAATAACATTATTAGCATATACTCCAACATCTACGCCAAGGTGAGTTGGATTTACTTGAACAGCATAATACTGCCCATCAAATGTGACGGATCCAGGGATAACAATGGACCCTTCTTTAAAGATGTGACTACCAAATGTTTCTACCTGATTTTGCAGAATAGATTGTAAAGTAGAAAGTTCTCTAGCCTGTACAGGGAATCCTGGTTTAAACAGGACACGATGATAACCCTTGCTAGGGTCAAAATCATCATAATACGGACTTACATTGAGGTTAGTCTGTTGTGGCATCTTCTTAGAATTCTAAAACGATTTTGATGTCTTCTTTTTGACGCTCATTCCTTGTAATAGATGGTCTATTATCAAGGTATATGATCTCTCCAGTCCTTTTATTTATTTCGGCACCAGCAAGTCCATTTGTAAACTGAACACCCAAATCAACAACTTTACCTGCAGGTGTGGTAGTTGAGATGCCAGAGAATGTTGAGTCAATGTTAACACTGAATCCACTAGGACCAGTTATAGCATTGCTAGAAGAGTCAAATTCAATAACTTTGGCATCTCCACCCACACCAATACTATCTGTAGAATCATAAAGATTGGGATTCAAATACAGATTTCTATCTTGGAAATACTTGACAACTTGTGTACTAATGTCATAGGAAGCAACATATCCCTTTGCTGTACCTACACCAGTAATATTTTGTTCAATCTTACCTCCGATGGCAAGAGCTTGACTAGTGTTTCCTGTAAATTTAATTGATTTAGTGGCAGAGAATTCTGAAGTATTCAGAATAGCAGTAGATCCAGCACCTGCAGAAATCGGGTTTTTGATTACACCAATCTGAGCAAATGTAGTGTCTGAAATAAAATCATATGAGGAACTATCAAATCTAGAATAAATTAGAACTTTATCGGTTCCTAGTTCCTTGTACAAGTCAAAACCATGCCCACTAGATGGAGGAATGATTGGGGTCAGTCTGGCAAACTTAGTAGCAGAAGAGTTGATAGAAGAAAGATCAACTCGACCAAAACTGTAACCCTGACCGCCAGAAGTTACAGTTGCAGAAATAATTTGCCCGTTTGTATTAGTTTGTACCCTTACTTTACCTCCAACTCCATCTCCAAGAATATCAAGTTCTATAGGAGTGGACAAGAAGGAGTATCCCTCACCCTGTTCGTCAATTGAAACAACTTTAATCTGATTATTGTTTATCTCGGAATCTCCGTTATCTCTAATAACTTTAACTTCATTCTCGGAGGAAGTTGCCCATTCATTAGGAACCGCTACATATTCCGTTGAGTCAAATTTAACAATGTCAGCAGGAGGGACAGTAAAGAGGTATTTCCACAGATAACCGTCGCCACTTGTTCCTGCAGCGGAAGGTTCTAAGTCAGTAAATGTAGGTTCATCTAGTGATGCATTTGCTGAAGATGTGATACCTGCTGAACCATTATTGATACAAATATAGACTCGGAAGTCTTTATTAATAACATAATAGTTTGATGAATACAGTCTGCTAGAGTTTGATACTAATGATCGGTTATTAGTATCATAGTCATGACGGTACATATCATATGATGTACCTTTAGTCCACTGAGTCTTACGAATCAATCTTCTAACATCACCAGGCAATACCTTCCGCCCGAAAAGCATCGTATCATACACATGATTGATATATGTAATATTATCAATCGGAGATGG